GCGCTGTCGGCGGCCGGTGCGGACTGCGGTTCGCGCGCGGCGATGAAGTTCCGCCACCAGTCTGGCCCACCTACGTCACGTACAGTGGTGCTCGCGGTACGCAGTTCCCGGATGCGCGCCGCGAGCTGCGTCCCCGAGTCGTCGGCCGCGTGTAGTGTGGCCAGGTCCGGTACCTGTACCCAGCGGTACGCGGTGGCCTCGCCTGTGACCACGTTGGCGCGCACGGTCGGGGCGATGAAGGCGAACCCGCGGCTCAGCCCGTCCGGGGTGCCGCCCTTGACGTCGACCCCCGGCAGCACGTTGTCCCGGCTGCCGACACCCAGGGACGCGATGAAGCCGTGCGCACCACCCGACGGGGTCGCGGCCAGGGCGAGGAACCGGGGTGTCATCCCGTTGAGTGCGCCCGGATCACCACCGTTGCGGGGGTCGAAGTCGATCAGGTCGAGCCCACACCCCATCACCGCGCACAGCGCCAGCCCGGGCCGCCAGAGGTCCACCACGGCCGGGTCGGGCACGGTGCGCTCCCACCGCGGCGGTGGCCGGTAGCCCGTCTTCACGCTTGAGTCGGGCTGCGCGATGAAGATCGGGATACCTACGGCGGCCAGCTGGCGTGCGACGCCCAGAGCCGCAGCCTGCACCAAGGCAGGCTCGCCTGCAGTCATGCCACCGCTCCGGTTAGCGTTTCGACGAATTGGGCGCGCGATATTAGGTGGCCCCAGCCGCCGTGGGGCGGTTCATCAAGGTGGATGCGACCGAGCTTTAGTAACTGCCCTTCACCCAGGTCGAGGAACACAGGCGCCTTGCATATCGCAAGGGTCTTTCGCGGGTACTTCCAGCGGAAGGTCCTGTATCCGTCCACCCGATTACCGCGAATATCCAATCGGGGTTCGATAAAGCCGTCAGGCGACCATGAAGCCGCCTCTATGGCGTCGAAAACCCACAGCATGCGCGGGTAGAATGCCTCGCGTCCTTGAATCTCCTCCGGCGAGATACCACTGTGTTGGAACTCAACGACGACGCCGACGGGTGCTAAGACGTCCGCTCGGTGCTGCTGCCCGTTCAGCGGTACGACAAATTCCCTGCAAGCCTCTGGGAACTCTGCCTGCCACTGACGGTGCCATTCGGTCATAGGTTCGCTGAGCGTGTCACATTCCTGTTCGACGTGAGCCCAGTGCCAACTGACCAGCTGGCCGCATTTGGCCCGAACGGGAGTCCGGCAGCACGGGCACTGGGCTGAGGCCCCAGGGGTGGCCTGGATACGGCGGTTGCTGTCACTGTCGAGCGCGTAGAACATCAACCCACCCGCTTCCGGGCGATCTTGATGGGCTGTCCGCAGGTGAGGCAGCGTTCCCCCGGCAGCGAGTCGGCAGGCACGGGCTGGCCACAACGGGGGGTCGCGCAGGGCACGGTGTTCACCGCGCACCCCGCTCACGACGCTCGATCTCCCGGTTGACGTACCAGGCGGCCTTACGCAGGTCCTCGATCGCGTCGCCTTTCAGGTCAGCGCGCCAGATGTATTTGATCGCGTTGCCGAGGTTGAAGCCCATGTGTTCGGTGATCGCGATGCACTCGACCCCGCTCGGGTGCTCGGTGTAATGCGGTGGGTGGTTCACCAGGTCGCTCATGCGCCGCACTCCGGCGCTGGGCAGCCTGCGCTGTGACCGGGGTGCTGGGCCAGGCCGACGCCACCGACCCCGTTGCCCCAGTGGCTGCCCTTGCTCAACGGGTCGGGCAGGCCGTAGTCGCGTACGGCGCAGAACAGCGCGTGTCGACTGGCGTCCCGGGCGTGCCGCATGCCCGCGGTCGGCTCGATCAGCCCGGCCGCCGCAAGCCGCGCAGCGGTGGCCCACGGCTTCACGTCGGCCGCCGAGCGCGTGATGATCCGCAGGTGCCCGTCGCGGGCCCACCCCTCTACCTCGCCGATCAGGCTCCGGGTGGCCAGCCCCGCGGCCGGCGTCGACGAGCGCGCCGCCCGGGGCCCGACCACGAACCGCTCGAGCGCGATGGCGGCGTGGTCGTCCTGGGTCAGCGCCGCGAGCACGCACGTGACTACACCCGGCGTCGCCTGGAGTACCTGAACGTCGAGTAGGTTGCGCGGCCGTTGCTCGCCCAGTTGGAGTTGGACGATGCCTGTGATAGGTCCGGGGTCTATTCCAATGACGTACATCTATGCCGCCTTTCGAAGGGTTTTTCCGCCGAGCAGTTCGGTGACGATTCGCCTGTCCTGCAAGAGTTCCGCGAGCTGTCCGGCCTTGTCGTAGAGCGCCGCGCGCACGCGGGCGTCGATGGTGTTGGCGGCCACGATGTCTATGACCTCGATCGAGTCGTGCTGCTCTGACCCGATGCGGTGGCAGCGGTCCTCGGCCTGGCTCGCCTCGACGAGCGACCACGGGCGTTGCAGGAACACCACCGTCCGCGCGGCGGTCAGGGTCAGGCCCACGCCGCCCGCGCCGGTGGTCACGCAGAGCAGGTCGAGCTTCCCCTTCTGGAACGCCTCAACGGTCTCGGTCCGCTCGCGCATCGACTGCCCGCCCACGACGTAGCCGACCTGCAACCCCGCCGCGGTCGCCTGCTGGCCGGCCAGGGTCATCAGCTGGCGGGACGGCGCGAACGCGACCACCGGCTGCCCCGGCCGCTCGGCCAGCACCTCCAACAGCGCGTCCACCTTCCACGAGGGCGCCTTGAGTCGCACCTGCACGTGGTCGCTCTCGGTCCCGTCCGCGCTGGTCTCGGTCACCACGGTCACGTCGGCCGCCGCGCAGGCCAGCTGCGTGAGCCGGGTCAGTTGCGCCAGCACCGACATCACGGACAGCTCGGCGCCGTCCGGCAGCTCGGCGATCATCGCCGCTTCCATCTGGTCGTAGGACTTGCGGTACGCCGCCGGCAGCTCGACGGAACGCACGCTGTAGACCTTGGGCGGCAGCTGGGTGAGCACGTCGGCTTTGGCGACCCGGCGGTGCTGGCCGAGCAGCGTGGCTCGCATCTCGGCCTCGGTGGCGGTGTTGAGCCCGATGACCCTGGCGCTGTAGTCCCCCGGCATGGTCAGGCAGTAGCGGGCTTTCCACCACTCCTCGGACGGCCAGGCCAGCGGCGCCAGTGCCTCGAGGGTGGGCCAGAGGTCGCCGGGGTGGTGGGTGATCGGGGTGCCGGACAGCGCCACGAAGTTCTCGGCCCTCTTGGCCAGGCGCCGCGCAGCGACGGATCGAGCGGCGTGACTGGATTTGATCAAATGGCATTCATCGACCACGACCGACTTAGCGCGGAGTTGGTCCAGCGGCCCGCCTTTGGCCGCGTCCATGCGGGCGGTGTCGTAGCTGGTGACGTAGACCTCGGCGGTACCCGCGAGCCTGCGCCGCCGGTCCGGGCTTCCGCGCCACGCGACCGCACGCCACTGCGGCGCCCACGTCCGCCACGCCTCCACCCACGGGCCCACGACCGACGCGGGGGCAATGACCACGATAGGTGTCACGGCCGTGCGTTCGGCAACCATCGCCCAGCGCTCGACGAGCCCGAGGATGGTGGTGATGGTCTTGCCGGTGCCCGGGTCGTCGAACAGCAGCGCACGACCGGTGGCCGCGATCATCAGCGCGCCGTCCACCTGGTACGGCCACGGCGTCAGGCCCTCCGGCGGGATCGTGCACAGGGTGCCGCCGGACGGGGTGCGGCGCAGCAGCTCGTCGCGCAGCCAGGCCAGCAACCGCGGCCCGGGCCGCCAGGTGGCGCCGAACATGTGTGAGAGCTGCACGACGGCCGCCCACGTCGCGGGCAGCACGAGCGCTCCGGGCGGGTTGCTGGGCTTGACGAGCGGCGTCAGCAGCTGGATGAGCTGGGCCATGCGCGCGATGGCGGGGTCGGGCCCGGTGCCGATCAGTACGATCTGCGCGCCGTCCGCGGTCAGTTCACCGTGCAGTGCGGCGGCCGGAGGCGAGTCAGGATCAGCGTTCATAGGTCACCTCCGATGCGTGAGGTTGTCGGGCTGAGAGGGTCACCGCCCGGTCCGGATGCAGGGAAGCCGCACCCGGACCGGACCGCAGCCCGCTCAGGCCGCGGCCTGGCCGCCGGTGAGCTTGGCGAATAGTGCCGCCTG